GTTGCTTGAGCTTCCACATCTGGTCTTCGCATTCAATCACAATCGGAGCCTCGGTCCCTACCCGGGTAACGAATCCGCGGAATACTTCCACCGGCGATTCATACCCAATCTTGATGACCACATCATCACCACGCTTGAATAGCGGGGCCACATTGGTGTCAAGTTCTTCTTTGATGACGGTACCTTCTTTGAGCACCAGTCGTCTGGGCAATTGAATCTGAGCCGTGTCTGTTGATCTTTCCCAGGATTCAAAGGTCTCCACTGAGTGCACATAGGTGAACTCAAGCTTTCCGATGGTGATATGACAGCAAGGGCGCAGCATGTTTATTGAGTTGCCAGTTCAGTTTCGAGTGCAGATTCTGACAGGGCCATGATCTCAAACATCTGCTCGCCTTCAACACCTTCCTCCTGCCAGAGCCGATATGAAGCGATGACCATTCTGGTGATGCCAAACACTTCGCGCAGATACGGAGACTCCACATCCACAGCAATTTTAGCACGACAGACCTTGAGTAGGTTCTGAACGGCCACCAGTGGGTACAGGTATCCCAGCCCAACGATTTTTCCTTTCAGAGAAATGGCATAGTCACCATCGCTAATGTATTCTTTGACGGTACCGTCCCTGCCATTCACTGGAGTAGTCACGATATTGCGCTCTTGGGTAACTTCGTGCAGCACCACGTCGAGGACGATGCTGCTGGGAGAAATCGATCCGCTGGTAGATGGATTGCGGTGCCCCGGAGCTGAGATCACACAGTTGCTGATGATTGGCGTCCCAAAGGTTGAATACCCTGCCTTAAATCGATCATCGGTATCAAAGAACTGATCTGAGTTTGGATCGAACGCAATTGCGGATCCGGGCAAATCATCTCCCTGACCAGCTCTGTATAGGTACACCTTCCGGGAGTCAAGTCCCAGGCTTCGGATAAGCAGGTATGGATTTGGCGGAGACTGAGCAAGTTGATTTCCTACCCGGGCCGCATCAAGGCCGGGCTGAGTGGCCAGAAGTCCACCAATAAGGTCGTTGGCCGCAGTGGATGGAAATTCGCGCATGGTTATCGGGTTGGGGCTAAGATCTTGGCGTCGGCAACAGCTTCAGCCAGTACGTTTGAAATTTCTTTTCGCACGGTCGCCTTGACCATTGGCATGTCTGTGGCATTCTGGAACACGATGTCACCCTTCATGACCGCGTCCATAGTGATGTTGAGAATCTTTGGAGCCGAAGCCGAAAGAGATGAGTCAATATTGCCGTCGGTCATACCTTTTCCGCCTCCGCCAAGCAATCCGGAAAGACTGGTTTTGCGGCCAGGTCCTGCCAGACTTTGAGCGTACTGCATTTCATTTTTCAGCTCTTCAAGTTGATTGTTCAGGTCAGTCAAGCTTTCTGAAAATGGTCCGTTTGGCTGATTAAGAGCTTCAAATCTTTTATAGGAAAGTGTTTCCATTTTTTTGAAAAGATCCTGACTATAAACAGCACTACCACCACCCATTCCAAGTAGATTCCTTACTCCGGCAAACTTCATCCCTAATTTTGGATTCTTTTTGAGCTCTTCAGTTAAGCCGCCTCCTTTTCCCTGTACTGGCCTTCTAAGAATGTCCATCAGTTCGCCGGTTTCCTGATTCTTTAGTGGTGCCAGTTCAGGGTTTTCCGCAATCAGTTGATCCAGAGTCTTTGCAAACTTAATTTCAAAACTACGGGCAGTTGCTTCCCGACCTGCAATTTTTTGAGTTAGTTGCCCGACCTTATTTTTGTATTCTTCAACTACCGACCTGCGCTTGATGCTTTCAATTTCGGAGTCAATAGCATCGGTGACTTGTCCAATGGAAACGGCTTCGGCTGAAATGTTTTTAAGCAAATCAGGATATTCCTGTTTGAGCTTTTTAATCATTTTCAGACGTTCTTCTTCCGGCGTGTTTGCATCCCTGAGCGCCGTCCGAAGCCCGTAGAGTTTGTCGGTTTCATCTTCCAACAACCTGATATTCATAGGTTGAACGCCCAGCAGTTCAGCTGATTTCTCAATCATTAAACCCAACATCCGGACAGTGTCATACATGGCGCCAGAGTTGCCAGAGCCAAGGCCTAACAGGAACTGATCCCAGGTGTCGCCCAGGTTGCTGATCTGGCCGCCCAGAGTTTTGGACTGAGCTTCCATATTGCCTTGAACGCCTACCATCCGTCCGAACTGAACAATGGCACCCTTGACGGCGTTTGCATTGTCTTTGACGGTAATAGATTGATTTTTAAAACTGAGAGTTACTTCACCATTGGCACGCTTGGTCTGCACGCCAAATTCCTTCCAGCGCTCCGGATTTGAGGCATCCATAACGGCTTCGGTCAGTTCGTTAAATTGCTTTCCGGTTGCAGCGGCAAAGTCTCCAAGTGCCACAATTTCATTTCGGGTTGGCACAACACCACGATTGGCCAGCTTTACATAGGATTCAGTTAGTTCGTTGACGGAAAATGGCGTTTCTTTTGCCAGGTCCAAAATCATGGCCATAGAATTACCAGCAGCCACCTGACTTCCGAATGTGTTGGAAAGGACAGCGTTGTATTTCTGAAAAAGAGAAACCTGTTCCACCATGCCGGAAATCAACTGACGCCCGGTGGCCACAAACAGTCCAATACTACCAACAGCGGCCAGCGCTCCACCTCCAATCATATTGAAGCCAGAACTGGTCGAAATTGCTTTCTTGTCCACCTTTCCCATCAACTGATCTGCCTTTTGCAGCTTCAGATTAAACTTCTCAAGTTTCCCGGTGGCAAGATCCTTGAGGTTGAGGGTCCATTCTACACTTTCTGACATTTTATTCTAAATCGGGCGGTGGGATTTCTTTCTTTGGTTTGAGTGCTGTCACCTTAGAATAAACCAGATACAGCATGATTACAATTGCAACCTCACCAGGCGTAATGTCATTGGTGACGGTAAACAAGTAAATGGTAAGGCACATGACAGCCAGTCCCATGAATCGGTTGAAGAATCCTTCAAAAACATCGAGAATTTCGTTCATAACATTGATTTTTTACCGAAGCTATAAAAAAAGGCAGTTACCCGCCTTTCTTATTTTGTTCTTCAAGTAGCCATCTGAGTTCGTGCCATGTCTTCCACCATTGGTCGTCATCCATTTGGTCCGGATTAACCCCCAAATGGAATCGCATCATTACTCCGGCTTTTCGGTAAAAGTCGTCGTTTGGTCCAGGCTTGATTGCCCAGAGCTCACTTTTTTTTTGAGCTCACCACGACGCGCCCGAATTAGACCCTGCATGCATGCCATAGATCCCAAAATAAGATCCTGATCAGTCAGCAGGTTCGGATCGGAATACTGAGGCAGCAAGCAGTTGCTCAACAATACCTGATGGGCTGCAACCGGATCCCGGTCTACCATGGTCAGATAAGCACTGATGGTAGGTAGATTTGGCTTTTTGACAACACCTTCGGTGAAGTCAGACCCTAAATCATCAACGGGAACCGACAGCACGAAGCAATCGGTTCCCGTCTCGACCTTGGCACGTTCCAGTTCTTGTTCCGTGACTTTTTTCATTACAATCCGTCCCGGTTTTCAATATCCCCTATAATCAGAGGGAGCTCCACCAACACGTTCATGTCGCCTTCGCTCGTATCAATTCCTGATTCCAAAAATTCAACATACCTCAAGATAGTGGTCTTGGACTGAGTGCCGAACACCACACGGGCAGTGATTTCAAATGGCGGTAAATCAAACAAGTTCCCGTTTGGTGCAGCTTTTTCCAAAGCCTTCACGACATCCAAAAATAGCGTGATGCTTCCTTCAAATTCAACCTTACCCTTAGTACGGTTGTACGGCTTGCGTCCAACTCCGTAATTGTTCTGCTTTGCCTGCATCGCTTTGTAAGAAATACGCTGCACGCCGTTGGTTGGAACGCCCAGAATGGAAAAGGTGAACGAAACAAATGATGCCCCGTTGCCGCCTTCAAGTGTTACTTCTGCCATGTTCTTAGACGGTTACGTTGAATGAGAAGTTGACGATAATGTTACGAGCCACACCAACCGGGACCACCTTAGCGGCAATCTCAAGTGTTGATGTGTTGACGATGTCCTGATCCGGATCCACCAGAATAGTGTATTCTGAGATTTCGCCGGTCCGAAGCATCTGATCGAGTGCACGACCTCCCTGCGCACGAAGCGCAGCCACAACATCTTTCTGGATCAATCCACCTTCCAAGAGGATCGGGCCAGACAAGGTAGGCAGGTAGGCTGCCCGAAGCAGTCGGTAAGCCTTGTTCGCCACGGTGATGCGTTCAATCGCATTGTAGTCGGACGAGGCCACGTTCGCGTTGAGCGAATCATTCAGGTAGGTACCTGAGATGCCGACATGCTTTCGCGGGAAGATGTACCGGTAATCCTGAAGAGACCCCAAGGCACCGGCAGACAAGTTCTTGATCAGCTCACCAGAGATGAGTGATGGAGTGTCCAGTTCTTTTCCTGTCACCAGGTTGAACTTGGAAACCCATCCAATGGATTCGTGAGCCAAAGCCTTCGAGTGTGCTCCGATGACAGCACCAATCATTCCAACAGGAACTGTGGTTGAAGTCGACAGTGCAGCACCTTCGTTTCCGGCATCTGCACCAATCACCACACCCACATTGGGAGCGGTCAATTCAGACAAATCGGGCCAATCGGTTGAGAGCTCCCAGTTGCCTGGGTTGGCTTCCAAAAACACAACCACCGGCATGTGTTCAGACTTGAGCGTGTTGCAGATGGTCTGAATGCTGGTCACATGAGCAGTTGTGAACTGGTCCTGATTGAGTGAAAGAACGCCAATCCTGCGACACTGCCCAGAAGCAGCACGCTGAAGCGTTGTGATTTCAGCAAAATCGAACGATGATGGTGCAGCGAAGCATCCAACCCAGATCTTCATTCCCGGGTTAATCCGGAAAGCTTCTTTCAAAGCATAATGAAGAAGAAGAATTTCGGTATCGTCAGCATCATCAGTGATGCCCAGCGATTCGGCTTCGGTCAGGCTGAATACAGGCTTCACCCGATCATCAGTCGCAAAACCATCCGGAAGAACGGATCCAGTGTACGCCACCAGTCCGGAGATGTGATCTTCACCAGGCAGCTGAGGATTCAGGTTGCCATCGGTGAAGTTGATAGTCAAATCGTTTAATGCCATGTTGGTAAATTGTTGGGATAAAAGTTAGGGAGGTGTTACCCTCCCTTTTCTTTGATCGGGTTCAACTTTTAGAGCTTGAACATGACAACCTCTTCAGGGAGTCCAATCTGCACGTCCATCTTGAAAAGCATCTTGATGAACCACAGCTCAGAGTTCGCCTGAAGTGGGCTGAACTTGATGCTGGAAGCTTCTCCCTCTGAGGTCATGGTTGAGTCAAGACCCATCCACAACTGAGAGTCCATGGACGGCCCGGACTTGGCAAGCACGATGGTGTTGTCAGGGCATCCGGCCAGCGGAACGATGCGCTTTCCATTGTAGGTCATCACACCACCTGAAGTGATGTCAACACCTTTGTAGGTCTGATCCTGCTGTGCACGGCGGTAGAACTCCGCAGTGGCGTAAGACACATGGTACTTCATACCAGGATCGAACAGCAATGCTTTTGGAATCAACTGGTGGCAGTCTTCCAAAGCATCGATGACGTTGTCCTCAGAAATCGTGAAAGGACTTGTCACATCAATGGTGTCAGAGGAAGCGGTCAATTTCTTGATCAGACCATCGAAATACTTCAGGTTGGAAGACAACGCAGTGTCGCCCTGCCAGATGATGGTGTCAAAGAAGCTGGCCACGAACTTGAGGTGCTCCTGGATGATCTGAGACTCAGCCGACACCGGCAACCGGCGATCGATCAAACCGTCGTTCATCTGAGCAGCGATCCAGTGGTCCTCAAAATCACGAGGATTGAATTCATGATACAACATGAAGTCAGCTGGGGTCAGTGCCCGGCCATCAACAGTCATAGTTCCCTGGCTTGTAGGAGTCGCAGTGCGATCCTGAATCAGGTTTGAAACCTTCAATGAAGGGATGGTGAATTTCTTCACAACATTGTCCTTCATGTAGATGTGACCACCTTTTACGGTGTCAGCGCCGGTGAGGGCCTTGACAACAAACCCGGAAGCTGCTTCCCCGGCGTAGGTGGTGTCGTTAAGTACGAGAGCCATTATTTATTGAGATAAAAGGTGGTACGTGAATTTGATGGAGATTAAACCTTGCCTCCCTGGTTTTTTACCTGAAGCTCGGCCATGTAGCCAGCTGCAGTGAATTTCTTCTCGCCCTTGTTTTGAACATCAAGATCCGGTGCCTGACGATTGGTGGCAAGACCATCCAGCAATGCCTTGGTACCTTCGAAATCGGCAGTTGCCTTTTCGATAAAGGTGTTTTTGGCATCTTCCTTGATCTTTCCTTCTGCGATGGCATTGGCGATCAGGTTGGTGGCACGCTCTGCTTCGAGAGTCTGAAGTTTTGCTTCAACAGTGGCCAGCTTGTTTGTGGCCTCAGTGAGCTTATTGGTGGCATCCTCTGCCTTGGCGTTAGCCGCAGCCAGATCGGACTCAGCCTTTGACTTGACATCAGCCAGATTGGTGGCCAGTTCTTCGTACTTGGCTTTAGCAACTGTCTCCATGGTTGGATTATTTATGTTGGAAAAAAACTTGTTGGTAGCGGTCAGGATTGACTTTGCCAGATTCTCGGCATCGTCTGCTTCCTCGATTTCAATTTCGAGATCAAAAATTTCATCCACCAAACCCAAAGCAAGGCATTCCTCCGCGTTTAGGTAGGTGGTTTTGGCCATCATGGTCTGCATTTCCTCCCTTGAGCAAGTGGCCCTTTTAGAAAGAATGTCCAGGATGGAGTTGTTCATCTTGTCAATAGAGTCGGAGTTGGAGTCAGCTCCAGCCTGAACAGGGTGCATCATGCAGATGGCATGACTGGCCATGTATCTCTTTTTTCCAGCCTGGGCAATTACCAGACCCATTGACATGGCCACACCGTCAATGTAGGTGTTGACCGGAATCTCGGAAGCAATCAAAGTCCCATACATGCCGAGGCCTTCTGTGACATACCCACCAACTGAGTTGATGCGGTAGTCAATGCCTTCACATTTCTGGCCATTCACGCCATAGCGAGAGATATCGTCGATTTGCCAGGCAAGGTATTTTGCCGATTGCTTTTCGACCTCGTCGTACAGGCGTATAGTGCTTCGCATGTTGCAAAAAGACATTTCATATTCCTGAAATGATTTAATTGTTACAATTATTTTTACGGAATATCATTATGTATCTGAAATTGATACATTTGAGGCATGAACAAGTCGATCGCTCATGCCAACCTGACGGGGGAGTTGGCCAGACGGTTTGAAAGCGCATGTCACCGGAAGGATCACGGTTTTCGTGCAGCATTTGTCCGTGACGCAGTTCGCGAGAAACTGGACAGAGACTTTCCCCGGCCACCACAGCCTGAGCGAAAGACTAAAACTTAATCCTAACTTTTTATGAAAAAACTATTCTTTCTGGGGGTATTCCTCCAAATGTCGCTGATTGTCAGCGCACAATTTATTACCATCGATTCGGCCATCAGCAGGGATCCATTTGTTCGGCTCCGGTTTGACATGAATCCAAGTCATGGTCTCAGCAAAATCTATTTGCTGGAAAACGGAGTCACGATTGACCGATATCTGACCCCAGACACTTCCACCAGGGACCGGCAAAGCTGGGTCTATCAGAAGGCCCCCGGGACATATACCTATCAGGTGATGTATCAGAAGTGGGGCGCCGGTTGTGGTCAATGCTTCATTAGCACCCCGGGTCTGAGGATTCAGGTTGGACCAAATCCATGCCAGCTTCCTACATTTCTGGAAGCAGGGCAAACCGGACCAAAGATGATCACAATGACATGGGGACTCTGTCCGGCATGCACCAGCTATACAGTTACTTACCGGCGCATCAATTCAACTAATTCGGCGGTCGTTCCTCCACCAGACCAAAACGTGTTGGCAAGTGCTGACCGGTTTAGCAACTTAATTCCTACAACAGTGGAAAACCAGACCCAGATCATCAACAGGTCGTCCGGCACCTCATTCGATGGATGGTGGTATCAAGTGGATCTCAGATGCAATGGTGTCCCAGGACCACTTAACAAGCTTACTAAAATGGTTTTTGTCGCACCATAAGCTTTTCGCGTAATGAGACACGCAAGGAAAATTAACTGCCCAGCTTGCAACAGGCCCAGAAGCCGGGAAAAGTATATCCTGGAACATTTGAATCGGCCTTACTTCATATGCCGGGAATGCATTCGAAAGCAAAAGCAGCAAGGCAAAGAGCAGGTTCGGCAGGCTGCTGACAATGCAGGGATGAGCTTTTATCGTGTGACGCCATCATCATTCGAGGTGTACGTTCGGTTTGGGCAGACAGAAATACCACAAGGATTTAAGCCATTATGAAGCGACCAGTAATTGTATGCATGGGCCGATTTGGCGATGTGTATCAGGCAGCCAAGGCCTGTCCGGTTCCTGCCATTGTCTTTACCAGCCAAACCTTTGCTCCCATCATCCGGCAGCTCTGCCCTCAGCACGAGGTAATGGTTTACACTGGCAAGGAAACTGGAATCGGCAGATCCATGAGCATCGCGGCTGCAAGGTTCCCAGGTCATGAAATCATGCCAGCCCAACAACATCCAATGCCGATGGAGGTCCGGGCTGAGTTCCGCAACTACCAGGTATATCAGGAATGGCAGGCAGGAAAACGAGAGTACAGCTACGAGCGGAGAGCCTTCGACCTGAGCACCATCAGCAGGGCAGTGGTCCACTTTGGTGGCATCAGCTCACCGGTGACTGGGATGGAGCGGGTGAAACGGAATGTTTTTCAGGGTCTTCGAGCTGCTGGTCTGGATGTGGTGGAATACGAGCAGGCCGATGACTTCATTCGGGCGCATGCAGAGTTCAACGACCCGAATACATTGTATGTGGTCAACGACAGTGTCGAGTATCACATGTGCGATACTGCGCCGGTCATCATCATGTCCAGATCCATCCAGTGGGCACAGAGCAGCCCGAAGCAAAACTGCATCGGTAGGCTCACTCACGAGCAGCTGTACTTGGATTACAGTGAGCTGCTGGCCATCATTCATCGGGGCACATCCATGCGACCTCTGGCCGATCACTTTCCGGCAAAGAACTACTTGGTCTTTTCGGAGTACACTCCCCGGGATTCTGACACGTTCAAGCGGCACGGTTGGGCTCAGATCTCATGGGCAAAAGCAATCGAAACAGACTACCATGTGGAGCTGGCTCCATTCAGCGATGAAGGGCTGCCGATGGTCAACGAGATGCTGGCTAAGTCGCTGGAGCTGTCTCAGCATCCGGATGATCTGATCATTTTGCTGAATCGGGACATCTGTCTGGTTCCGGAAGCGGTAGGCATGCTCAGAGCGTTCATGGATTCCCGGGACATTGATGCATGCTACCTGCACCATGTCAACGTCAGGTTCGATAAGCCACTGACCTACACCGACATCATGAACATGCCTCACGATTGGGGTGTTGATGCCTTTGTTTTTCGGCCATCTGCAAAGGTTATTCAGGAGCTGGTTGAAGTTCCGCTGTACTTAGGTAGAACAGACTGGGACAACTACTGGGCCTCTGTGGTGAAGGTGCGGTGCCCATACAACCTGATCTATCACTACCCGCATACCGGCGAATGGAAAGGATCTGATCCTCAAGTTATGGCCCAGAACGAGCAGAACCAGGCCAACATCATGGCCAAGGTTGAGCCAATGATCTACGATCAGGTTGGGTTTCGAGGGTTGGGACCGATCAGCTGAAATGAAAAAAGCCCTGGTTCCCCAAGGCTTTTTTTTCGACCCGGTTTTACCGATTAAACTCCAACTGTCTGAACAGAGAAGGAAGTCCGGATGTCGGCAAGGGTTTCCTTTACGATAACCCTCACAGTCCTTCCGGTTGAGTTGGTCATTCGGAATTCGGAATACGCCGAAGTGTTGTAGGGCGAAGCTTCCGGCTGCTTCAATGTGCCCCAGTGAATTTTGTCTCCATCAAAATCACGAGATGGAGAAGCACCGGCGGAAACCGGGTTTGTTGATTCGGGACTGATAACAGTCGCCATTATTCTGATTGCTCCCATGGAAAAAAAATTATTGTGCTACAATTTGAGCAAAAATGATTGTATTGATATGGCTATATATCCATTTGTTACAACTATTTTTGTCGGGATGATTGTCACATACACGGATTAGCGTCCATGCATGTGTGTTTTGGCATGAAAGAACATGTGGTTTTCCTGACCAAAAGGGCCCAGATCTTATCCGGGCCTTTTTTTATGCAGGTTGCTCAAACTGCACATCAACATTCAGCTCAGTGACCGTGTCAATGTCGAAGTTGGTCTTGGACCATTCGTAGGCCTCAGAGTTTCGGTCATTGGCAGTGGTGTTGAACCCGATACGGTAAACCGATGGGTATTCGAATCGGTCATCTACGGAGGCAGACTTGCGGACAATCGGTGTCCATCCATCAAGGGCATAAGCGGCCTCCTTTGCCGGTGTCCATCCGTGAATGGGCCTGGTGATGGTGTCAATGATTTTCAAGTGGTCCAGAATACTGGCCTGATCCCTGATGGCGATGAGCAGGCTGAAGTCAATCTGCGCCTGCTGGCCTCCATAACCAGCTCCAGAGGCAAGGTAGTTGATGGATGGGAAATCCATGAACACCAGAAGGGCGCCGGTTGCCTGCTTCTTGAAAAGGTCGTCGAGGTTCCCGTTCCAAAACTGGACGTCCACTTTCTTCGAGACTTCGGCCTTGATGCGATCGTTCAAGGCGTTGAATAGTTGTGCGATCAGGTACATGACTTTATATTTTGAGGGCCTTCAATATTTCACCACTGACTTTCTTTTTCATACCGGCGTTCAAATTCCGGGAGTCGCCAACAAATTGCCTTTTTGGCATCTTCCCGCCGTTCTTGGTCTTTCCTCCGGTGTTGTGGACCTTGGCATACTTGAGATCCGATCCGATGACAATCTGCCCAGGTGCAGTCCGAAGCACCCGGATAGATGAACGGAGCGCCCCGGACTGCACAAGCGTTGCCCTGGTCCTATCGGCTCTGGTGAAGCCGGTGTATTTGCCTGCCTGGTCCCAACTGGCCCGGCCTGAATACAGGTATCTGGTGCCCTTTTCGTTTTTCTGCTTCCGCTTCGGCAGCTGCCACGGCTCCAGCGTTGAATCGGTAAAACCACCATCTCTGAAGGATTGCCGGAAATGGTTCAAGGCCTGGTTACCCAGCTGCCTGGGCAACTTGTTCTTGAGCTGCGCCATGGCCCTAATCTTGGCCTTCAGATTTAATTTTTTCATATGCCTTAGAAAATAGCTGCCTTGATTCTTCGGCAAAAACTGCTTTGCTCTTTTCTGTCTGACCTTCAATATATCGATCTGGCCCGTACACTACATTTTTGGGCATTTCAAACCTCCTGGCATACTTGTCAGGATTCTTTTCTATTTCATCCCAGTCGAGTTTCATATCTGCCAGTTTAATTTTTTCAGAATAGATTCAAAATTAGGAATATTTCTCTCAAATTCTTCTGATCTCCATTGGGTCAACTCTCCAAGTGTGCCCTCAGTTTCTGAATTAAAGAATTTTGACTGATGATTAACACCGGTTTTATGAAGAATATACTGATGGTAATATCTGGCAATTATTTCAGTGGGATCAAGCAAGTATTCTACTGCTTCCAAAGCTTTTTCATTGCCATTCCTTTTGAAAATCAGCTGAAAACGGACAAGGTTAATTATTGGCGATGTTTCAGACAAGTGATCAAAAATGAACTGCCGCATTGGATTGCC